AATCGAAGCAATATGTCCAAAATTTTCTGCGGAAGACCAAGACTGTTGGGTCCCTAAACCCGTAGTTGCTGAAGACCCTGTAATAGCTACAACAGTCCCATCAGTTTTTAAAGCAACAGGAACGCCGTTCGGTAAGTTTCCCGTGGCCACAAAGTTTACCTGCTTGCCACCCGCACCCGCAGGCAATAAATCTGTCAGATTACTCATGTCAAATCCATCATGTTAATCGTGGTTGCGGAGATTGCTTGGCCTATTTTAACAGCACTTGCAGTGGTGGATATAGAGCCGTCGTTTTGGACGTAGTAATCAGAGCCTATGGTCAAACCTGTCTGCGCTTCGTTAATACCGCCGTAGACGTTTACAGCGCCTGTGGCTGTGTCAGAGATTGCTCCGGCTGTTATGCCTATGAAGTCGGCGTAGTTGGATGATGGGGGTTGGAATATTACGGACTTACTTTCAGTACCGTTGCTTCCAACTGCTATACTTACTACGTTACTATTACTATCTAATACCGATGAAATGTAAAATGTAGTCCCGCTTATAAAAATCACAGGGTCTAAAAAAGAAATGCTTGTACCAGAAATTGTGCCTTCTATTGAATATCCATTACGAGGCGCCCCGTATTGCCCGTAAGAAATAACTATTTTATTAGATGTGATGCTGTATATGGAAGATAAAAAGTAAGTATCCACAGAATTAAATACAACAGTTGAGCCAAAAGATATTGATGTTCCTGAAACTGTGCCTACAACGGCTGTTCCGTATGATGAGGCACCTATGGCCCTGTAAGCAATAACCACCTTGTTAGCAGTCGAATCAAAAGCTATTGTATTTTGCTCTACGGCACTAGAATCAAAAATTGCGGCCGTACCGAAACTAACAGAAGTTCCACTTACTGTTGCAACGATAGCTGTCCCGTATAATGAATTGGAATCATCTCTATAAGCTACTACAACTTTACTGACATTAGAGTCGAAAGCCATAGAAATATCATTTGTGTTTCCGGCCGCAAAAACCACCGCCGAGCCAAAACTAATGCTTGTGCCGCTTACTGTTCCAACTATAGCTGTTCCGTAATTAGAGTTGCCGAAATCCCGATACGCTATCAAAACTTTATTATTAACAGTATCAAAAACCGCAGTGCATCTTAGTGTTATTGCTGATTCAAACACGACCTCAGACCCAAAACTAATTGAAGTTCCAGAGACTGTGCCTACAATAGCTGTTCCGTAACCGGAGTTTCCGTTATCTCTGTAAACGATTACTATTTTGTTTTCGTTAGAGTCAAAGGTAATACCTATCTCGCGTGCGTCTGAAGCATTAAACACAACCGCCGACCCAAAGCTAATAGTAGTGCCAGATACTGTTCCTACAATCGCTGTTCCGTAATTAGAATTGTTTTCGTCTCTGTAGGCAATAACAACTTTATTCAAGTTAGAATCAAACGCACTTGCTATATAGGAGGTAGTTGAAGTATCAAAAACTACAGCAGACCCAACGACCGAAGGGTTAGCACTAGCACTAACAGCCTCAACAGTCCCGTCAGTTTTCAGCGCAACGGTCTGCCCAGAACTCAGAGTCCCAGACGCAACAAAGTCTACAGCGTTTTGTCCGCCGCCTGTCGGCAGCAGTTCCGACAAGTTACTCATTTATACGCTCCAACCAATAGTGCCGTCTATGTAGGTCATTGTGATTTCTGCGTAGTTCTTATCAAAGATCAGGTCAGTTGCAGAGGCTGCTATGTTAGAGCCGTTACGTCCTACAGTGAATGTAGTAGTTGCTGCGTCACCTGTGCCGTCTTTAACTGTTACCGTGTCACCCGCGCTTGGTGAGGCAGGTAGAGTGATTGTAATACCACCTGCACTGGCTATGATGAACTCGCCTACGTTGGCCGTGTAGCTTGTGCCTTTGAGAATTGGCAGTGCGTTCTTGGAGTCTAGCTGTGTCTGAATCGCGCTAGTCACGCCGTCTGTGTAGTTTAGCTCGGTAGCTGTGCCAGTGTAATCAGAGATTTGGCTGACGGTAACTGAGGTTGCTACTGGGGCAACACTGACCCAAGCTGCGCCGTCATAGACCTTCATCGCGTCTGAAGTAGTGTTGAAGTACAAAGCGCCTTCCACCAAAGCACCGCCTTGGTTGTCCACTGAAGGATCAGAAGCCTTCTCACCCAAGTATCTAGCGTCAAACTCGTCATACTTGTCACTAGCCGCCGTGGCTGAGCCTGCCGCTGCTGTAGCCGATCCTGCTGCGGCTGTAGCTGAACCCGCTGCGGCTGTAGCCGAACCCGCTGCATTAGTCTCTGAGGTAGATGCGTTAGAAGCGCTTGTAGAAGCCGCTGACGCGCTAGAAGCCGCATTAGTCTCACTAGTAGCCGCTGCACTCTCTGAGGCCGCTGCTGCCGTTTCTGAGGCCGCTGCTGCTATCTCACTAGCTGCCGCATTGGTTTCGCTTGTAGAGGCCGCACTAGCACTTGAAGCTGCGTTGGTTTCGGAGGTAGATGCTGCGCTGGCACTGCTTGCCGCTGCTGTCTCAGATGCCGCTGCGTTAGTCTCGCTTGTGGCTGCATTAGAGGCTGAGGTAGCCGCATTAGTTTCGCTAGTAGCCGCTGCTGATTCACTAGCTGCCGCCGCTGCCTCTGACGCTGCTGCCGCTGTTTCAGACGCTGCTGCGTTAGTCTCTGCCGTTTCCGCTGCGGTTTCACTAGCCGCTGCCGCTGTAGCACTCGCCGCCGCTGCCGTAGCACTAGCCGCTGCCGCTGCACTTGTACCCACCCAATAAGCAGGTGACGTTGCAGGGTCATTGCCAGTGTTTGAGTCTTGCAGAGAGGTATAGAGAATACCGTCTGTGCCGACTACGTTCTGGTCTTCAGAATAAGTAGCCGTAGCAACCCAAGCAAAGTTTAGCGGAACCCAGTACGCTGTTTGTGTAGCAGGATTCTGATTCAGGTTAGAGTTCTGTAGAGATTGATACTGCTGGCTACCGTAAGTAACCACATCACCCACAGAATAAGTAATACCCTGATTCCATTCTACTGAATACAGTAGCGTCCAAGAACCAGTTGTAGTCACTGGGTTGTTTCCTTGGTTGCCGTTAATCAATGAGCGGTAGTAAATACCATCAGAGCCTAGAACCACATCTACAGCGTTGTAAATCTTAGTAGCTACCCACTCATCACCGAAGTCCGTACCAGTTTCGCCAGCAGGGTCTCTTACGGCAATTTGTACGTCATCGTTATCAGTGAGAATAACCTTGGCAACACCATCAAAGAAGATGTTCGGTTGACGACCAGCAGCAGACAACAAGACCGGATTAGTATTCGGGATTGAGTTGTTGATGTCGGCATAGGTAGTCTTGGGAGTAGTTGTGCCACTCTCATAGAAATACAGCTTGCCCTCGGCTAACGGGTCGCCAGCGTTGTCTAAGTATTGGTCGAAATCACCGAATCGTGCCATTATTCTTCACCTGTCAGTTGAGCTGCTGTAGCAGAACGCGCTGTTTGTGCGCCGAACCTTGTAGCTCTGGAGGGATTCAAAAGTAAGTTATCTTGAAGTTCTTGTCTAAGTCTTCTGGTATTGCCTCTTTCAAGCAATGACCGTACTGTTGTAGGGTTCATCCCACTTGTTAAAAGAATATCTCCAGCACTTTGTAATGCCGCAGCGAATTCTCTGCTGTTTTTCTCTTTACCTAAACCGTCAAAGATATTAGCTACTTCCGCACTAGCTTGAGCAGGGTTGCCAAAAAGAGCAGTAATTCTACCAAATGTTTGCCTAAACCCGCCTATGTCTTGCGCCTGCTGAACTGTAGTAGAGTTTTCTAGCGCCGTCCGTCTAGTAAACATAAACTCAGCTTCACGCTTCATGGCGCGTAAGAATTGCTGGAAAGACTGCTCATCTGGAAAGACTGCCCTTAATTTTACTACATCTCCGTTGCGTCCAAACATCCTTTTCATTAAATCTGCGCTAATGTTAGTCACATCAATCTTATCCATGATGGCCTGTCTAGCGCCTAACCTGTACATATTCATTTCAGCAGGTGTCATGTTTTTGACAGTATCAATCACTTGTCTGCGATTAGCTTTAAGGAATAATTCGCCTTGCTGTGCTGCTGATTCTAAAGCCCTTTCACCAGCAAAAGTTTCTCTAGCTTGCCTGTATTTTGGAATCTGAGCGTCTGCCTCATCAATCATGGTGTTTTTAAGCCTAGTTAAATCTCTAGCCTTATTGTTTTCACCAGCTCTAAGTGCCGCAGCAATCTGATCATCTAGCTCTTGTTTAGTAGCATCGATGACATCAAAGTGAGTAATCTCATCACCAGCAGCACGTTTGTCAGCTAATCTAGTCTCAGCAGCCTGTCTTGCGCGACCTAAAGAACTATCGCCTTCTAACAAGGTTTTAAGCCTTCCACTGAATTTAAAAGGCGTAGCACTAGCCTCAGCATACAATTCAGTGATGGCTGGCGCAGTTGCTTCTCTAAGACCTGCAATAGCTTGCTCTACAGTCATATCAGGAGACTGCAAACCAAAATCAACATCTTCAGCAACACGACTTGCTTGGCCTACGTTTCTTTCACCTAACTCCCTAGCAGTTCTGCCTTGTAAGTTAGGGTTAAGATTTCCAGCAGCCCTTAGCAGTCGTCTAAATGATTGCGCTATATCAGCAGGAATAGCTTCTGGGCCAAGCTCATCTAGCTTTAAAATAGCCTCATCAACAGTCATTCCTTCTCTTGTAAGAGCTTCGGATAACAAGTCTGCTGCTGCATCATTCTGTACAGAGTTTAAGCTAAGGGCTAATTGCTCTACAGACCTTGGGTTAGAAAACAACCTATCAAATAGGCTACCTGCGCCTTTTTTAACCCCCATCGCAGTCATAGGCGCGAGAATCTGACCCACTATGTCAGCATCTTCTCCACCTAACTCTTGTGCCATTTCGCCGCCAGCAACAGCGGCTGCACCAAACCCAGCTTCTTGCTGAGGAGTGGTTTCTAGTAATTCTCTGCCTACTCTCTTGGCTGTTTCTACAAACTGCCTACCAGTTGGTATAGCTTCTGGTATTGCTTGCTGGGCAAAACGCATACCCTTCGCTACAGGTACAGCAGACCCCAAAACTTCACCTGTTGCTCCAGCAATATCAGCCACAGCGCCTTCACCAGCAAAAGCGCCTCTTTCTGGAATTTGAGCCTCAAAAGAAAACGGTTCTGTTTGTCTGTAAGCAGCCTGTGGAGACGCAGGCATTTCTCTTTGGCCTAGCATGGCCTGAGCATACGGTCTGATTTGACGCTCAGCTGCAATGGCAGGAGACAAAACAACGTCAGCCATAGAGCCTAACGCTCTTAACCCGCCGCCTGTTAATTCGCCAGCAACATCTCCAACAGATTCTAAAAAGCCTTTTTCTTCCGCTGGGGCAGGCATACCGCCAAACCTTGACCGTGTAGCGGGCGTTGCTTCTTGAGTAACTTCTTGACCACCAAATTTAGAGGGCATTATGGCTTCCTGTAAATTGTTCCGCTGTCATCTTCAATATATTGCGCCCCAGAGGGTAACGCATCAAATGCAGCTTGTGTTGTTATCATTGGCAATGAACCACCACTAGCCGAAGATGGGTTTTGCTCTTGATATATCTCATTGAATATACCAGAAGCATTAGCGCCTAACTGTGCGTTTAGATAGCTATCTATTTCTCGTATTGTAGGAGTGTCTTCCATCCCTAAGGCACGGCTTCTGCCAATCTCTGCATCAAGCTGTAGAGCTGCTAATAAGTTTGTTAGAAGCCTGACGTTAGCCTCTGTGTTTCGTGACTCACTAGATTCAATATCTCTTAATAAGTCGCCTTCACGAGCGGTAAATGCTGCGCCAAATGTGGGCTTTAACTGTGCTAGGACTTGCTTTCTTAGGTTGTAAGCTAACTCGCCTTCATCCGCACTTTCGCCGCCTAACGCTCTTCTAATGCGTAAGCCAAGGCCAGCTACGCCACCAGTTGCAATCCTATCCAACAAGACAAGAGAAGCCTTAATTTGTGGTATAGACTTAGCCGCAGCACGACCACTATCAATGACTTCTTGTCCTCGTGCTACATTGCCTTTAGCTGTTTCTGTTGCAGTTGCAATCGCACCTGCCTCGGCTGGGCCTGAAGCAATAGCCGCTTCAATCACGTTTTGCTTTTCAGTGGGGTCGGTAATTTCACCTCTAATTGGATCAAGCACACGAGTCCTACCAGCGCCTAAGTATTGAACAGCTACGCCATTCTTGTACTTGGTAATGCCTGAGCTGCCTTCCATTGATCCACCACCACCAGACCTCATAAACTCTTGATACTCTGGTGTCCCTTCAACCAGACCTGCTTGCTGCGCCCTGAACTTTAATGTTTGTATTGTAGAAGGGGTCTGACCATCTCCATAGACCTTATATAGATTACCTACAGAATAAATGGTATCTAGTTGGTCTTTTAAGCCTTTAATAGCCGTAGGGTCACCAGCACGAGCTGCGTCAGCTAACTGAAGCATCTGCTGAGAGTCACGAGTATTCACACCCATCGGGGTTAAAATATCTAGTCTGTCTCTAGCGATGTCTGCAATAGACCCGAAGTCGCCTCGGTCAAAATACTGTTTAGCAGTAGCGACATCTTGGAATAGAGTTTTCTTTCTCTCTTCCTCACGCTTTGCTTCAGCATCCTGACGCGCCATGTCCATGTCAGCCATTTTCATTTTATACAGGTCTTCTTGCTGTATACGCTGACGGAACTCAGGTATCTCGTTTTTAAAGGCAGCGCCTAAGCCAGCTAAGGCTCTTGATACGTCAACCATTATGCGAATCCTCGAAGGTTTTGTGCGGCATACAACGCAGGGTTGTAATTCATTCCAATTTGAGTGGGTTGCATATTGAACCCTTGTCCTGATCCACTTCCAGCTTGGTTTGTGTTTTGGTTTTTAAACAGATCATAACCAACAGAACCAGCATCCAAAGCATTACCTACCATGCTTCCGTAGTCAGGCACAAAAGAAGGCACGTTACCAATACCCAATTGTTGACTACCTGAACCTGTTAGTAGATTGGCTTGATTACCGCTATAGCCTTGCTGTGCTGCTGCCTCAGCCGCTGCTGCGCTGTTTCTTAGACTATTGATATAGTCCATCTGACCTTGAGTTAGGTTGGACAGGTTAGTCGCTTGGCCTTGCTGTATGCCACCGAGTAACTGAGCTACACTGCCTACTTGGTTTGCTAAGTCTCTGCCTGCCTGAGTCCTGCCTTGAGCCAAGTTAACGCCCAGATTAGACACAGTGCTTGCAGCAGGAAGACCTGTTGATAAGCCGTAGTTGGCAAGATTTGATCCTAGCCCTACTCGCGTGTTTAGTTGATTAACTCCAAGGTTACTAGCGATGTTGGCTAGATTCTGACCTTGAGTCATATAAGTGTTTAGTCCAGACATACCCTGTTGCTGTGCGAGATTAGACAGATTTGCGCCTGTCGCTTGAGTCATTCCCGCGCTACCAGTGCCTAATGCCTGCGCTAACTGAGCAAGGTTCTGACCTCGGTTCTGGGATATATCAGCCCCAGCAGTACCTTGTAACTGAGAAAGCCCAGAAAGAGCTTGGCCTTGGCCTTGCGATATGTTGGCAAGGTTCTGACCAGCGCCAGTAGTAATGCCAGCAAGGTTTTGACCTTGAGACTGCAACGCTTGTAAGTTCGTAGCTCCTTGCTGTTGAGCAAGATTAGCTAGATTCTGGCCACCGCTTGTGGCGATGTTTGCTGCGCTGCCGCTTGCTCCTAAGCCTTGACCAGACAAAGTGCCTAAGTTGGCGATTTGCTGTTGTAGACCTTGTGAGGCTAGTCCTTGTCCAAATCGCTGTAATTCCTTTTGGACGTTACCGCCACCTAGACCGCCAGTGGCTGCTGATCCTGCAAGATTAGCCCTCATGCCTTGTTCACGCAGGAATGCCATCTGTGGAGATTCTTGGTAAGCCTGATTGAATGCGTCCTGACCTAAAGCACCCGACAGAGCAAGTTGCTGCTGTAGTGCTGTGGTGCCAGCTTCACGGTAAGGGTCAAACATTCCTTCAGCACGACCAAATGCGCCAGTAATATCCTGACGGCCTTGGCCTATGCCTTGGTTAAATGCCTCAAGACCTTGTGTTGTGCCTTGTTGGATTTGACCTGTAGCCTGAGCTTGAGCCGCTCTAATAGCATCAGCAGCTCCACCAAACCCAGCAGTTAAATCAGTCCTTCCTTGGCCTAAGCCAGCCACTAAACGGTTGTACGCTTCTTCAGAGCCTGTAGAGATATCACCTCTAGCTTGACCAATGCCTGAAGATAACTGCCCTTGTGCTTGCCCTAATGCGCTAGACAAGTCGCCTCTGGCTGTTGCAATACCAGTGTCTAAACGGCCCAAACCTTGCTCTACGCCGCTTGTAATATCGCCTCTAGCAGTTGCAGCGCCAGCAGCCAAGTCATTTAGACCTATTTGAGTCTGACCAGTTAGATCAGTTCGACCTGCTTGGTTGATCGTGTTAAGAAGACTTAGAGCATCAGCAGCGCTGCCTGTTAAAGCTGTTTCTGCTCCGGTTAGACCCGTGGGGATAGTGTCCCCGTCACGACCGTAAGTTAAATCAGCAGCGCCGCCTAAAGTTAGGTCAGCTCCAGTGCTTATGTTTGTGCCTGTATTGGTAGAGGTCTGCTTCAATGGGTCGCTTATAATAGTGCCGCCACCGCCAACAGTGCCGCCAGTGCCATCACCACCAGTATCTCCACCGCCAACAGTGCCACCACCAGTAGTATCACCAGCGGCATTCATCTCATCCATGACACGGTTAATGTCATCTTCTGAGACTTTAAACTGGTTGGCTGCTTGAGCTACAGTGATGTTTCCATCATCTATCTGCTTTTTAACTTTTTCAGCATCGCTCATGTTGTAGTCTGAATCAGCAGCTACATCACTTAAAATACTGTCTACGATTTGCTCTTCGCTTAGACCAGTGTTGTTCTTTAGGTAGTCCGTCACATCTTTTACAGGAGCATCAAAATACTTAGCCACCTGTGGAGCTGTAGCAACACCGGCGACCACTAGAGACTCTAGCTTTTTAGTTTGCTCTGGCGTGAAGTTGCCTTTTTCGTAAGTTTCTTTTGGAACTCCACTAATCACTTCCATCGTATAACTTTCGTCTACGTTAAAGTGCTTGCTAACGTCTGAGACATTCAGCTTTCCGGCATTCATTAATCCGGTAATCGTTTCTACTTGATCTTGAGTGTAATTTCCCGTGGCAGGGATAGACTTCATAATCTCTTGAGCAGATTGGTTATTGATGTTTTCAATAGCCATGCCTTCAGTAGACATACCTAAACCCGCCGCAGCGTAGTTAGGAGTGACCCCGAAGTTCTGCGCCACTTGGTCAATACTGACAGCGCCAGAATCAACCAAGCCTCTAACTTGATCTATTTCTTGTTGAGAGTAATTATTATCTACAGCAATACCAGCTAAGGGGCTTGGCGCTGGTATTTGTGGCATAAATCGATCAACAGGCAATGCGCCTATTTCTGGCGTTGCAGCAAGAGTAGCGGCGGCATCATCTACCATACTAGCAGGAACGCCTAAAGTACTAGCTAAGTCGGCATTAGACATTCCGGTCGCAGCAGCTTCTCTTAACGCATTTCTTTGCAAGCCCTCTGGAATTGGTTGGCCTTGGCTAATGAGGGTTTGTATTTCTTGAATAGCAGCCATTCTTATCGCTCCTGCCCAGAGTTGAGGATTTTACTCATTTGCTCTGTGGTGACTAACTGAGAAGACTGAGCTGGAGCTGCACTACCTTTGCTACCGATAGGCGCACGTTTGCCTTGCTCTATTTCGTATTTACCAATGTTGTCGTAGTGCCATTTAGCATACGACTGCACATCACGGTAGTTAGGGTTGTTGGGGTCGCCTTCTCTAAACTGAGGAAGCTGCCGTTGGTAATCAGCCGCTATATCTGGATTCTCATCAAGATAGGTTTGAATCTCATTCTGAGTAGTCGTAAAGGCATTCTTCATTGGCTCAATAGGCTGGAAGGTTAAGCCTTCAGGCTGAGTCAGGCCAGATAGCGCAGAGTAGTCCATTTGAGGAGACATAGCCTGCAAAGTGCTGTAGTCCATGTCTTTACCAAGAATAGCGTTACGCTGAAGCTGTAGACCAGCCAGAAGCGCATTCTGATTCATCATGCCGCCTTGGTTAATCATCTCAGCAGTAGGCTGGAATGTTTGACCAGCTAAACCAAGACCTTGACCTAAAGCCTGTTGACGCACCGCTTGGGCGTTTTGATATCCAGCAGGAAGCTGCTGCATAGCCGCCTGAGCGTACTGCTGCGCCATCGCTTTGTCTGCTTGGTTCATCGCCTGAGCTTCTTCAGTCGCTTTGCGTTGCGCCCGATTAGTCATTGCTGAACCAATTAGGTTAGCTGCGCCCCCAATTATTGCGCCTGTTACTGGATCAATCATCTTGATGCCTGCCTACTTAAATTTGGTTAATTTTACCACACTTATACCGCAATCCAGCCTTGAGACGTATCGCCTGCAATGGATGGCTGCATCTTCCTGTACTCTATAGAACCGCTAGTACCAGTGGAGTCTATATATAAACTGTACTGCCTAGCCTCTACTACACCCTCTGGCGACCCTGTGCCGACAATAGGAATGCTTAAACTCGCATCCTGAGTGAATTGCCGAAATGGTTGCTCCATTGTTCCATTAGCCGAAACAATAGGCTGTGCAGCGTTGAGTCTTGGCCCTGTCACTTGTCACCACCAATGATATTAGCAGTCAGTTGAATAATCACTGGTTTCACCGCATCCGTTAAGGTGAATCTAAACACCTCAAAACGTGCAGCCCTGCCGTTCCTTCGCCAAATGGCTCTACGGGTATATTCACCGATCTTACCAATTGACCTAGCTATTGGGCCGCTCCAAGTCTTGCCGTCCTTGCTTCTCTCAAGGACTATCTGTGGGTCAACCACTGATTCATTGCCCACACCAGACTCAACAGTGAGTTCTAGTGAAGGAAAGAACACAGACTGCATATTGTTCTGGAAAGGCTGCGTAGCGACTCTTCTGACAATGGTATTTCCGTATTCTGTATAAACGTCTGGGTCTAACTCACCGATACGACCGTCAATGATGTCGCCGCATAGAATCTTGTTATAAGCCTTGACGATTGAAGCAACCCGTAAAGCCCCTAAAGAGCCTTCTAGGAACGATTTGCGCTCATGCCACCTTTGGCTAGTAGTGTCGTATACAAGCGTTGTAGAGGGCAGGGAGAAGCCTATAAAGTATGCTCCTTTGCTCGCGTACGCCCATGAGAAGACATTAGAGACTTGCTCTTGCGTTAGGGTAGACAGTAATGAGTCTATCGCTGTGGTGGAGATTTTGACTGTGCTATTTCCATTCAACGCCCAGATAGCTGGCCCTTCATTCTCTCCACCGCCTACCCACATAAACGTGTCTTGGGCGTTTACCAATGAGTAAGGAGCGTAACAGCCTTTCTGAAGGAATAGACCTGTACGTTGGAAAGGGAAGTCAGCACCGCCGATATTCTGAAACGCTTCAAAGGTCTGACCACCAGAGATAAACAGTTGGTTTTTGTAAACCACCGGAGCAACAATGTCATCAGGGTCGGACTCGGCAGTACCGAAGTCTAAGGCGTTGTAGCTCAAGCCGTCATTGATGGAGCTTACTATGAACTTCTTAGAGTCTGTGGTGATTAAGAAGTAGCCATCTATGAACACTACGAACTGGGGGTCGCCATTCGCAGTGAAGTCCGAATCTGTGATTTGAGCAAAGGTGTCACTAACGTGGTTGTAGATGTAACCGTTACCGTTAGGAACAAGCACCATCAGTTGTGTGCCGTTGTCAGCCATAGAGACTCTGACAGTCCCCTCCACATCACCGATGAACGTCAAGGTGTAATCGTCACCAGACTCATCTAAACGGTATAGCCTTTCGCCATTGACGAAGTACGGCTTACCAGCCATCTCGTGCGACCCACGGTTGACGTTATCTAGTACACCAGAGGTAGCGAGTTGAACAATGCCTTCAGTGCCGAATAGAGTCTCTTGAGCCAAGCCAGTACCCTGAACAACATTCGGATACCAGTTCGTACACTCTTGAGCTGCGATAGGCAGAGAGTCTGATACATAGAAACCATTCGCTATGGGTAACTGAGTTACAGGCATTAGGCCACCCCGAATAGGCAATCCACTACGGTAATATCATTCGTGTCTGAGTCGTTAGCCACAAAAACCTCAAGGTAGTCAGAGGTATCCATTGAGACATTAAAGAATGTACCCACATTACCTCTGGCACTACCAGTAACCGCACGAGTGAGTTTTGATCCTGTGATTACTGAGCCGTTCTTGGCAATGTAAACAGCTAGATCATCTGAGCCACCAGCTGCGTGAGAAAACGTAATAGACACGCTTGCAGCAACAACCTCAGTAGTTGAGCCGTTGTAGGTCAAGCGTCCGGTAGTGTTTCCAGTGAAATTGGATTCTGTTTGAACAACCCATGTTCCAGCCACCTTCACAGGAGTGCCTTGCGTAGCAATAGTTGTTGCAGTTGCGTTACCTTGCATGGTCACCTGACCGTATATCTGGTCAGCGATAGACGTTATCTCAATGCCACTACTATTAACCGTGGCAATGCTAATACCTGAGCCAGCGACAATGCTTGCAATTGTGGGAGATGCTGCGGTTGTGTTTAACAGGATCGGCAGACCATCTGCACTAGCGGTGAAGTTGTGAGAAAGTTTAATGCCATTCTCTGCTGAGACATTCGCATTAACACCAGAGCCGCTTTCAATGTTTCTGATCTTATTAACAGACCCATCAACATCAAGCACAGGCGACCCAGTTACCGATCCGGTCTGAACGATAGAACCAGTCACACCAAGGTTAGCTACGAAGTTGTCATAGCTGATCTTGTAGTTAGTACCGTTTACAACGTAGTCTAAATAGCTATTAGCTAGAACCGTACCTTGTTGGACGAATTCACTCTTCTTGCGACCTTGTGCATTACCCGCCATTGGTATTGACCTCCAAACCTATTGCGCCTGTAGTCTCGGCGAGTATCTCTGCTTCTTGATCTGGGTAGAAGTGTCCGCTTAATCCGTAGGACTCGTTTTCATTGCCAGAGCCTATTGGTAACGTAGCAGGCAGTTTACTGGCCCTGATACGCTGACCTATTGTCCTCATGGTCTGCATACCCTGACGCGCTGCCAGAGCTAGACCCTCTGAAACCACGCCTCCGTAGTCAGGTGCGACTTCAATCGCCATGTTAGCGATGATGCCTCTTAACGCACCAGTAGGGACTGTGACTTCATCACCGAGGCTATCAACCACGGTGTAACCCAGCATGATGCCCTGAGCATCTAACTGAGCCATGTAATTATTTAGAGCGAATATATAATCTTGGTACTCATCAGGCTCAAGTGGAGCTTCAGATGCTTGTACAAGAATTCGCTGAAGTGATGCTTTTGCGACCTGAGCAACAGTTGCCATTTTTATTCCTTCGCAAAATTAGAAAAAGGAGGCCGAAGCCCCCTTGTCCGTTTTCAGTCGCTAGACCCCAAAGCCTTTTCCGGCAAACAAGGGGTTAAATGTCGCGTACGCCGGAAGCAAATCGAAACGAATCTTTTGCGTGTTAGCGTCACCGTCTGCGTACTTCGATACTCGGATTGACATACCGTCGCTAGTAGTAGCAATAGTGTCAGTTGAGTAGAGCTTAGGTAGCTTAACAGTACCCATGCCGAATGCCTGCTTCGTGTAGAAGAGGTTAGGCTGGTACAGAGTTGAAGCAGCACCAAGGATAGTTACAACCGCATCTTCCGCAGGAGCAGCGTCTACGTTGTTGTACTGACCGTTAGCTTCGTAGATAGCAGCACCTGAAACAGTGATAGTCGCAGCGTTGCCAGCGATAGTCACATCTTCGAGTACAGTACCAGTCCAAGGCACAACAGCGCCAGAAGCGTCAAGCATAGGCTGACGAGTAGCTACGTTGAGACGGTTAACGCCCGCAATAGTTACCATGTCACCAGCTTTGATAGTACCAGTACCCAAACCGTCAAGAGACAGAACCTGAGTCATAGTGTCCTTAGCTGTAACGTAAGTTGCATCAGGAGCAGCAGCCAAAGCGCCAGCACGATCAGTAGTAGAACCTGAAGTGTAGCTTGGCAGTGCGTTAGAAGTAAGCGCCATCATGCCACCGAAAGATTGGCTGATCTGTGCTTTTTCCCATGCTGTACGAACAAGGCCATCAGCCGCATTCAAACCGTTCTGAGCTGAAGACAGCGCAGTAG